TCGTGCGCTAGCCGGCGCGTTTAAAAATCCGCTTTTCGATTTCCGGTCGAGCTCGCGCGCAGTCCGGACACCGTAGCCGCCAATGACCCGAAGCTGGCCGAGGGCGACGGCTCGAGGAGGTCGCGGGCTGGAGGTCGACGGGATCGCCTGGGGTTCGCCTGTTGCCTCGCCCGTAACCCCCGCCCATACCGGGACCCCTACCCCCGGGTGATGCCGCCCCCCGTTACACGGCCCGCAGGACGCGACTACGTTGGCCGGGTCATACGGTGCCCCGCCGAGTGACAGGGGGACTAGGTGGTCGCCCTGGGTAGCCGGGCCCCCACACCAATGGCACCGGTAGAGATCCCGCGCTAGTACGGCCGCGCGCACCTTGCGCCATCGGCGCGTTCGCCTGGGGTCGTGATCCCGCAGGTAGCTCACGCGGGGGCCTGGGGCTCGGCCGCCTCCTCGCCCTGGGCCGGCGCCCCGTCGCGTTCGGTCCGAATGCGCAGGCACGTTTCGCATGACTTGTGCTCGAGCGGGAGCCGGGCCCAGCCCTCGAGCTCCACGCCCTCGAGCTTGAGCCCGCATAGCGTTTCGGTGTAGCCCTCGCGTTCGTCGGGCTGGTGGACGCTAGCCCATGCCTCGCGCGGAGTGGGCCCGATCTTTCGAAGGAACGGCGCCGGGGGTTCGGGCTTACGGGGCATGGGGGCCTCCCTGGTCGTGTCTGATCTTCGGCGCCTCGCCTGGACGGTAGAGCTCGAACACGGGCTGCGCCTCGGGCGTCCCGAATATCACGCCGCCATTCTCGAGCTCCACCCGGACGACCTTCCCGACGTGGCCGGCCCAATGCGCGGCGCCCTCGGCCCGGCCCTTCGCCGTGTTCCGGAATTCGCGCCGGCACACCGCGCACACCAGGGCCTGCTCGGGCGTGTCCCGTTCGGCCGCCTCTAGGTGGGCGAGCCGGCGCGCGGCCGGCTCGTCCTGGGTTGTCATGGCGCGGGCGGGATCGGGGGCGGAGGCTGAGGCTTCGCCACCCCGTTCAGCCCGTCGTATATGCCCGAAGCCGCGGCGCCGGCGAATATGCCGGTGAACACGGCGGCCACGAGGTTCGGGGTCCCGAATAGCCCGAGCCCGATATCGGCCACGATCACGACGGCGATCCCGACGGCGTAGCTGAGGAGCGGGAGAAAGCGGTCGGCCGTCGCCGGCCCGGGGTTCCACGCCCGTTTGATCGCCTCCACCACGATCGCCACGACTACAACCGCCCCGCCGATAGTTGTGAACGCCGAGAGATCCACGGGTTAGCCCTCGCCGCCCTGGTCGTCGGTTTCCGGTTCGCCCGCGTCCTGGTCGCCGGCTTCGGCTTCGTCCTGGGCCGGCTTCTCCGGCTCGGCCGGCTCCACCGCGCCGGCTTCGTCCGTTTCGGTCGCGTCCTGCTGGTCCTGGTCAGTCACGTTATCGACCCTCCTTCGCTCGCCGGCTAGGGCGCCGGCCGCACGATGATAAACACCCCCCGGCCGTCGCCGATCGGCTTTCCGTTCGCGTACACGGGGGCGCCGACCCGGAATTTCCCGAGGGCTTTCTCGAATACGGCCCACGGGCCCACGAGTGGCTGGAGCGCGGCCGTGTATGTCGGCCGGACGCGGCCGTCGGCGATCGGGTCGTGATCCATGAGCGTGTCGGCTCCGCCGGCCTTCGGATCGGCCCAGCGCCAGCCGTACACGACCAAAGCGTGTCCGGACCGGAACGTCGGCTGGCCGCTGAGCGCCGGCGCGAGGTCATTGATCGCGCCATAGTCCACGCATAGCCCGACGGCCGCGCCGAGCTCGAGGGCCGCGGGGACCTGGGCCGAGCTCTCGCCCCAATGCCGCTCGGCCGGCACGCCCAGGGCCTTTAGCCCCGCGGCGATATTGCTCGAGGAGAGCCCCGACGGGCTACCGTCGGCCAGCTTCGGATTTCCCGCGGCCAGCCGGAACGCGTGATGGGTCACGAACCCGGCATCGCCTGAGTGCAGCCGTTTGTACCAATTCGCGAGGGCCGCGCCCGTCGCGGCGCCGCAATTTCGCGAAGCCTCCGTGACGGTTAGCGCGCCCGACTCCACGCGGCGCCGCTTTAGCTGCGGGAATACCTCGACGTCCACTATGGGCCCTCCTTCGATTTCCGCCGGCGGAGCCCGAGCCACGTGCCTATCCCGGCGCCGAACGATCCGGCCAGATAGGGCCCGAGCCGGCTTAGGATACGCGGCCAAAGCGGGTCCGCGTCCGATAATCCGGCGAGCGTTTGACTGAACACGAGCAAGGTCACGAACCAGCCGGCTAGCGCGCCCGTGATCCAGCCGGCCGTTTCGGGGTCTAGATCGTGCCGGCCCAGCCGCCGCGCCATGCGCGCTAACACGACGAACCCGAAGCCCAGCCCCGCGGCCGCGGCGAAGAGGAACGCTTTGAGCGTCCAGACGGCGGTTATGTCGCCGAGGTCCGGCATAGGCTCGGCCTCCTCGAGCTAACGGCCCCGGGGCCCGATGCCCGGCACGTCCACGGCGAACATTGCGGCCGCGGTCACGAGTATAGGCACGAGCACTAACGGGCTCGCTTCGAAGTCCGAACGGAACGCGTCCAGCAGAACCATTACAACCACGAGCGCCACGAGGAGAAAGCCGGACGCCTGCCGCGCGACCCGATAGTCAGCGTTAGTTGACCGCGGCCGGCCCTCGCGTTCCTGGGGTACGGGGTCCTCCACCGGTCATTTAGTGGGGGAGGGCGAGGAGGAAAGCCCCCGCCGCGCTCGGGAGGAGTACGGCTAGGGGCGTTAGCCCGCGGTCCACGAGCCGGGGCAATATCTCGCGCGCATAGAGCACGCCCCCGATAAAGCCCACCAGCACGGCTACGGCTAACCCATCCACCGCTTCGCACGATACACCCCGGCCAGCCCTGGCCGGGTCATACTCCGCCACGTGAAACGAATTCGTCACGCCGCCACGATCCCCGCCGCGGTCGTCGCGGCCAATAGTCAACCCGACGTATTGGCCGAGCTCGCGCGCCGCGCTATACGGCGAAAGCGCCGGGTCCGCGGAACGCTGGTCCTAGTTTCGAGCCGGCCGCGGCCGCGCGGCGCCCTCACGCTGATCTTCGAGGATCTCGTTCTCACGAATTAGGCCGATCAATACCCCGCCGGCATAGGGCTCGAGCCCCAATTTCCGCGCGAGCTCCTCGAGGAGCTCGAGGCTCCGGAGGGCCGCCGGCACGTCCGGGCCGTCCTGGGCGCCGGCGCGCGCCCGTTCGACGCGAAGCTGGGCCATGTAGATTTCGGCCCTGAGTCGGGCCCGCTGGTCGTAATCCACGCTCGAGAGCTTCGCCGGATCGCCCCCGCCGGCGATATAGGCCAGCCGTACTTCCCACCGGCGCCGAACGTTCACCCGCCCAGCCCTAGCCCCTGCTGGTGGCCGAGGAGCCGGGCGTGAGCTATGCCGGCATACTCGGGGTCGCGTTCGATCCCGAGCCATCGGAACCCCTCGCCCTCCGCGGCGAGCGCGGTCGTCCCCGAGCCGAGGAACGGGTCCAGGATCACTCCGCCCGGCGGGGTCACGAGCCGGCACAAGTGGCGCATGAGCTCGAGCGGCTTAACCGTCGGGTGGTGATTGCGCCGGGCCGTCCGGTCGTAGCCGTAATTGAGATCCCGGCCGACTGTTCGCCCGTCGCGAATGATCGGCTCCCCGTCCTGGACGGACCCGTAGCGGGCCTGCCTGGGCCGGGCTTCGAGCCCGCCGAACATCGGCTCGCGCTCGAGCCGGTCCGCTTTCGGAATGAGAAAGAACCGGGAGTACGCGCCGGCCGACTCCACCGGCAGGGCCCACGATCCGCCCACGACCCCCGGCACGTCCCCGTCGAATATGGGGGCCGTCAGGATCACGTTCGCCGGCCATCGCCCATTGACGTCGTAAGGGCTGGGCGCCGGCTCCTCCTCGAGCTCGGCCGGCTGAAGTGCCGTGTCAAGTAACGGGGCGTCATCGCCGAATAGCCCGGCCTGGACGAACCCCGGCACAATCGCCGGCACGTCCGGCGCGCCGGCTTCGTACGGTATTCGCCCAGCGCCGATGTTTAGAGCTCCGGGCCCTAGCTTCGTGACGTTTTCGGCCACGGAACCGATGAGGGGCTTACGGGCGAGGAGGATCGGCTCCCACGCCGGCTTTAGCGCGGTCCCCCAATCGGCCCACGCCGCCCCGTCGCCGCCCCGAGCGTTCACGGCCGCGGCCACGTTGAGCGATTTCGGGAAGCCCTGGGCGTACGCCCACACGAGGCAGTCCCGTATTTCCCACCCGGCATCCTCCACGCCGGCGGCCAGCCGGTGATAGGTCCGGGTCCCGCCGAACGCGAGCATCCACGCCCCGGGCTTCGCGATCCGGTACGCCTCGGCCGCCCAGCGTGTCGTCCATTCCTGGTAGGCGCGGAGCTCCACGTTCACGGTATCGACCGGGATCGTGCGCCAATCGGCGAGCTCTCCACACTTGTGCGGGTTCCTGAACGCGTCCCGCTTCCCGCAGGTTTGACATTGGCTGGTGGTCCGCCGTTTCGTGTAGACGGGGAGGTCGGCGCCGAGGAGCCCGGAGTGCTGTATGTGGCCGGCCGCTCCGGAGCGGGACGCCCAGCGCGCGGCCCGCGGGTCGACCCTGAAGCTATCCCAATCCTTCCCCATAAATTCGAGCCCGTACGGGGGGTCGGTCACGATCGCGTCGAACGACTCGGCCTCGAGCCCCGGCATAACCCCGAGGCAGTCCCCCAGGAGAATTTCGGCGAGCCGGTGCATTTAGGCGCCAAACCCTATTGACAGACGGGGGCGAAGTGCTATCTTATAGGTAGCACGGAACCGCGGGAACGGTCCCCCGGTCCGGTGCTCGAAGCCCCGAAGGAGGCGCCAATGTCCCAGCCCACTTCCCCCACTCCGGCCCAGCCGGTCCGGTGCTCCGGCACCGATCGGTTCGGCTACGGGACCGCTTGCGCGCGTCCCGCCGGCCACGACGGGAGCCATTGGCTCACGTCCCCCGCTTCGGCGGAGCGGAGCTTCGAGCTCCGGCTCGAGCGGCTCGCCGCGGAGGGCCGCTAGGTGGCCCCGGTCCGGACCCCGCTCGGCCTGGACGCGCTCGAGCTCGGCTATTTCGCCGAAACGTTTGAGGGCTTCGGCTACCTCGGCGAACGCGGTCGGGAGCTCTGGACGGCCGCCGGCCGGGAGCGCGTAGCCCTGGTCGACGCGGCGATCCTCGCCCGCGCCAATGAGCTCGGCTGGACGGCCGAGCAGCTTTTCGGCTGGACGAATTCCCGGAACGGCCGGCACTTCGCCGATGCCGTGTTCGGGTTCCGTTTCGGCCCCGAAACCCTCGGCCGTGCTATGGCCGAGCTCGGTCCCGGCGGGTCCGCTCGCCTGGGCCCGGTCCAGGTTCGGTAGGCTCCGGCCGTGCGCCTCCTTGATCTGTTCTGCGGGGCCGGTGGAGCCGGCGCCGGCTACACCGAATGGATAGGCCGCCACTTGCGCGCCGAGCTCGAGCGCGCCCAATCGATCGGAGGTTCCGAACATGCCTGAGCTCGCCGAAGCCCTCCGCCAATTCCCGGAGCTAATCCGGGTCGCGGTCCCCGTGATCCTGGGCCTCGGGGCCGTGTTCGTGGCCGCGTATTGGCTCGCGTTCCGGTCCTGAAATTGTCGCCGAAATGCACCGGCGGGGCTTGACATTCCTCCCGCCGGTGCTATCTTACGGATAGCGGAACGGTCCCCGCTGAAGCTGAAGGAGATAACGTGAACGAATTCCAGCATTTCTACCGCCCCGGCGAGCGAACGGGTGACGCCCTCGCCCCCTGCCTCGATTGCGGCGAGGCGCCCACGGCCGCCGACTTCGGCCCGCACCACGAGCTCCCGGCCGGCGAGCGCCTCGCCCCGCAACAGGTTCTCGAGGTGCTCTACGTCGCCGCCGGCTCGAACCGGACGCGCGCCGAATACTTCCCGGCCGGCGCCCTGGGCGAGGAGGAGTACGAGGCTTGGCTTAATTGGCCGGCCCGCGTGAAGGACCCCGAATTCTACGTGTGGACAGTCACCGAAGTGCTGGTCGGCCGGGCCTACGATCCCGCGGCCGCCGTCCGGACCTATGAGCGCGGCCGCCGGCTCTCCCGGCCGGTCGCGAGGTAAGCCCCGATGTGCTCCGATATCTGCGCCCATTGCGCGCCGTGCGAAACCTCCACCCCCGAGTCCCGCCATTGGGTCCCGCGCCTCGAATGGCACGAGCTCGGCCACCCGACGGTTACGCCCTGGACGACCCACGCTGAGTACCTCCCCGAGCGCGCCGGGTTCACGGCCCGGGAGGTCGAAATTCTGGACGAACACGCCGGCGAGCTCGACCGGGACCTGGGCGCCCATAAGTGGGGCCCGGAGGAAATGCGGGCGTACATCGGCGATCGGCTCCGGGAGTCGGGCGACGACCCCGCCCTGGTCCGGGAATTCGCCGGCATCCTCGCGAAGTACCAGGGGGCCTAACCGATGCACGAACCGATCGACCGCGCTATGGCGCGCGCCGGCTACTCGAAGCGTGAGGTTATCCGGGAGCTCCTGAGCCTCCCCCACGACGGCCCCCGGCCGACTTCCGCCCTCCTCCGAAAGCTGGTGGAGGCTCTCGACCCCGTCGATATGTCGGCCGTCGCCGCGCGCGCCGGCACTTCCCTCGGCACGGTGAAGTCGTGGAGGAACCGCCACGCCGATTTCCCGGCGCCGATAGCGACCCTGGCTATCGGGCCCGTGTTCGCCTGGGCCGAAGTGGAGGCTTGGCTCGAGGGCCGGCGGAACGGCCGCGCGAAGCCGGCCGAGGATCACTCGCCGGCCCGATAGGTTCCGGCCTGGGCCGCCAGCAGCCGAGCGTTCGCGTCAGCGTCCGCTCGGCTTTCCTTTGGCTCGAACACGGGCTCCCCATCGGCCCACGCGAGGGCGAGGGCGAGCGCGGCCCACACGTCCGCTTTGATCCCGTAGAGCGGGCCCGGGCTCGCCTTGAGCCCAATCGCCGCCCTGGACCCGCCGGCGCCGCCGTAGCGGTCGATGATTGCCGCCCGGATATTCGCGTCGTTCGCCCGGCCCTGACCGGTAACGGCGATTTTTACCCGGTGGCGCGTGATCCGGTCGACGGGTATCTGGCCGATCGCCGCCTCGAGGAACCGGCCGGTCCATAGCGCGGTTTCGAATTCCTGGGCCGAGGTTGGCATCCCGCGGGGCTGCATCCACTCGAGCACGAGCCGATGGTGCCCCCGAAAGCGCCCATACGGGAGGCGCCAGAGCTCGTGGAGGATCTCCCGGTTGGGTAGCTTCCCGTGGTCCGTGACGTTCCGGAGCTCGAGCGTTTCGCCGAGGTCTAACGTCACGAACGCCGAGAGCTCGGAGCCTGGGTCGATCGCGATTAGCCGGCGCGCGGTCATACGGCTAGCCCGAGGGTCGGCGCCTCTACCCCGAGGGCCGCTCGAGCTCGCCCCGCGTATTCGGCGATAATCTCGGCGCCGAGATACTCGAACCCGAGCTCACGCGCCGCAATTCCAATCGTGCCCACGCCGGCGAACGGGTCGACCACGACGTCGCCCTCCTCGGCCCATAGCCGGACAACCCAGCGCGCGGCCTCGAGCGGAGTCCGCGCCCCATGCCGGGTCGACGGATCGGTCCGCTGGGGCTCCGGTAGCGTGAGAGTGTCGCCGCTCGGAGCCGCCGGCCTGGGCCCGATCCGGATAGAACCGTACACGGCCCACGCCTGCCATTGATAGGGCACGACCCCCGCCCGCATATCGCGGCGAGCGGGAGCCACTTCGATACATAACCGCCTCGGCTGGGGGTGATCCCGCCGGATAATGACCGGGGCCGGCCCTCGAATTACGTGGCGCCGGGCCGGTAGCTGGGCGAGCACGCCGGCGACGTGATCCGCCCATCGGATCGAGTCATCGTAGCCCTTGTGAAATTCCCCCGGCCGGGGCCGCCCTGGATGTCCCCCTGGGGCTCGCCGATAGATGCCGCCGTCCACGTCCAGCCCGTAGGGGGGGTCGGTGATAACGACCGCGCGTTCCGGGTCATAGGCGCCGGCTAGAACGTCCTGCCATCGGCCGGTTAGCACTTGCGCGGTCATACGATCCGCCCCGGCTGGGCCGGCGGAGGAGCTCCCGCGGCTATCCGTTCGATATCGTCGCGCAGGTTCTGTTCGGAATTCGGCTTAGCGTCCTCGGGGTATCCGTAGCGGCCGTCCTGGGCGCGGAGCCAATCCACGAGGGCGCGGGCGTACTCGGGGTATTTCGCGGCGAAGCGCGCGGCGAGCTCGAAGCCCGACATCCACGAGCCGGCCACGATCGTTTCGAGCTCCCACCCTCGCCGGACGTATTCGCGCCATGCCTCGCCCTCGTGTTCGGCTAGGTGCCAGATATGCTCGAAGCCCTCGGCGGCCGGGAAGCTGGGCGCCATTACAGGGCCCGCCGAAGCTGGGCCTCGCGTACCCGGGCCCGGCCCGCGTGGGCGAGGTCGCGAAGCTGGCCGCTGATCCGAACGGCGAGCTCGATCGCCTCCCGGTACTCCTCCGAATTGGGGTCGCCCTCGCCGATTAGCGCCGAGAGCGCCTCGATAGCCTGGGGCTCGGCGCCGGCGAGAGCCTCGGCGCGGGCCTTCTCGACTTCGTCCTCGCCGAACGCTTCGAACACGGGGAGCCCGCCGACCAGGGCGATTATCCCGCCCGCGGCGAGGATCACGACGGTCGGCCAGCCCTCGAGCACGAATTGGGCGATAACGGTCCCGCTCAGGATGATTGCGAACCCCGCCACGAACGCGCGGGTGATCCGGTCCGGTTTCACGGTGCCTCCTTCTGTTCCTGTTCCGATTTCCTAGACGGCCCGACTCCTCGAGGGGGCTCGGTCACGCGCTCGGGGCGAAGGAGGTAAGCCTCGCCGGGACGCGTACCCGGGGTGGAGCGTTTCGAGTCACGCTCCGGTCCGGGACCCCCGCCCATGCCTGGGCGTCGGGCCGTCGCCGGGATCATACCGGGTCCTCCGCCGGCTTCGAGGGCTTCCCGAAGTGCTGACGTAGCCCCTCCCACGCCGCCTTCGCCTCCGCCGGGGTGGGGTCCGTCGCCGGCGCGCGAGGCTCCGTGGGCCTCGCGCGCGCGCGCGACGGGAGGGGATTAGATCTGATTAGCGGGTGTGGTGCATTGCCTCCGCCAATGGCGCCGCCAATGGCGCCGCCGTTCGCGCCGGCATTGGGCCCCCATCGGGCCTCGGCGCCGAGCTTCCCGGCCGCTGATTTCTGGACTAGGCGAGCCGCCACGGGCCCGTACCATTCGCGCCACGAGCTCGCCGGTATCCTGCCGGCCGGGTCGATTAGCCGGGCCGAGCGGAGGGCTTCGATTACCTCGGCCGGCTCCGCGCGGAGAGCCGGGACCCATGCCCCTTCGAGGGTCGTGCGCCGGTCCCCCGTCGCCCACGCCTCGCCCAGCAGGGCGAAGTAAGCGGCCGCGTAGATCGGCCATCGGTCCGGGTTCTCCCGCTGGAGCTTCCGGAATTTCTCCTGGTACGCCCAGCCCGTATCGACGTCCATCCGGGCGAGCCGGTCCCGTGAGCTCACGGCCGGAGCCCGCGGAGGAATGCGCGCCAAACATGCCGGAGGGCCACGGCGAGCTCGAGAGAGCCCTGGGCGTAGCCGCCCCGGAATAGCCCGAGCGGGCTGCCTGGGTAACGGCGCCGCATTAGCCGCTCGGCGACGGGCCGCGGCTCTCTCATGGCTCGGCCTCGAGCGGCGCCACGGTAATCGAAACGGCCCGGCCGTCCTGGTCGACGGCCGCGGCGATGATCCGAACCTCCTCCTCGTGGCCGCCCGGGAACCGGAGCGGGAGCGTTCGGCCGGCCCAGCCCTCCACCGCTTCGCCGGCGAATAGCTCGTCCGGGCCGGCGGGAATGCGAAACACGAGAGAGCTCCACCGGCCGGTAATCGGGTCGAAATTCGCGCGGGTACGCTGCTGAGGGGATAGCTCGGCCGGCGGTTCCTGGTCGGTCACGCTTCGAGCTCCTCGAGCCGATACTCGAGCACGTGGCCGCCCTCCACCCAGCGCCCGTATAGGTGATCGGCGCAATACGCCCACCATTGGGGGACGCGACGCCCCGTATGTGTCCAACGATGCCGTTTGAGCTCGGCCACGGCTAACGGGCCGGCGCCCCGGTGGGCGCGCCAATTCCGGCACCGCTTTGTGTGCTGGCCCTCGAGGAGCCGCCAATCCGGGTCCTCGAACACGACCCACCGATATCCGGCCCGGGCCGGATACGGGGGAGCCGGCCGCGTTACTGATCCTGCCACGTTTCGCCCTCCGCGCCCCTATGCATCGGATCGCCGGCGGCCACGTGTCCCAGGGGCTTAGAGCACGCGTCCGGCGAGCCCTCGGCCCGCCACGGGTTCGGGGCGCCGCATAGTGCGCCCTCGGCCGGCTGGGGCGCGTCCTGGACGCCCTGGGCCTCCGGGGTATCGGGGGGGCCGTCCGCCGTGCCCGACTCGGGCCCCCCCGTCGTGTCGCCCGGCTCTAGCTGGGCTGCGGGTTCGTTGAGGTGCATTCGCTCGAGGAGCCGGGCCCGGGCCTCGGAGCCGGCCGGCATGACCCGGGCGAGAGCTTGCGCGGCCTGGACCGGGTTCGTGTCGGCGAGCGTGTCCACGGCGAGGGCCTCGCGCTCGAGCGGGGACATGGGTAGTTTCTCGAGCACGAACCGGCGGAGGGCCGTTTTCTTCGCCTGCTCGGGGAACCATAGGTGCCAGATCGAGTCGTTTGAGCCGTCGCGCTCCGCGTCCCTCCACGCCCGGGACGCGTCCCGCCGTTTGAGTATCTCGGCGAGCGGGAGCCATAGATAGACGAGCTCGCCGTTCGCGAAGCGGGCCCACGCGTACGCCCCGAGATATTCGCCGCGGTCCGCCTCGAGGCTGGGTTCGTGGAGGATCGCCGGTCGGTCCCCGCTGATTATCCGGAACGTGTCCCGCGTATACACGAGGTCGGCGTCGATCGCCGCCACCCGGCCGTCACGGAGGGCGAGCTTGCGGAGCCCGCGGTATTCGATCTGGAGGCTAGCCGTGTACGTCCCGTCGGGGTTCCGGTACGGGACGATAGCCGCGTCCCCGAGTATGCCGGCCGGCTCGAGCCCATACGTCGCCGCGTCCCGGATCGCCCCGAGGAGCGAAAGCGCCGAGCATTTAAGGAGCTTCGGGTTCCCCTGGACAGTCTGAAGGGCGACGGTCACGAACCGATCGACGCCGGCTTCGTCGGTCCCGAGGAGGGCCGCTAGCTGGGCCTGACGTTCGGCCACGAGCCCGGTTAGCTGGACCATCCTCGAGCGTTCCGCCTCGGCCACGGTTACGCCGGCCGGGGACGCCTCGCTGTTCGCGTACACCGTCGCCGGGGTTCGGGCCGGCCGGGAGCTCCGGCCGCGGCCCTGGGGGTTCCTGGGCATCGTTCCTCCTCCTATTCCCGGACCGATCCGGGCTTACTCCACGAGCGGGGGAGCCAAAGCCGGCGGGTCCCCTCGCGTGTTTTCGTATGCCGGGCCTCGAGCTCCTCGAAGTCGGGGTGGTGTAGCTGGCCGGCGAGCTCCTCGCGATACTCCGCGGCCACGGCCGCCCAATCGGTGTGCTGGGCGTCGGCCGTCCGGCGGAACGTCACGGTCCCGTGCGGGCTCGAGAGCCCGGCCGCTTTCCCGATCGCGTCCACGACCCGGGTTTCGGCTTCGAGGTAACGCCGGTGGCTCTCGAGCTCGGCCAGCTTCGCCGCCCTGAGCTCGGCGATCGCCTGTTCCTGGACCGGGGTAGCGGGGAGCACGAGCCCGTCGTCTACGGGGTAACGCTTCCGGATTAGCGCGGCCGACACGGGGCCCGCGTCGAAAGCCGGGAGGAGATCCTCGATATCGGCCGCCGGGTCCGATGCTAGCCGAGCGCGGGCGAGCTCCACGGCCATCCACGCCCCCGCCTCCACTTCGAGGAGGTCGGCCACGAACGCCGGGTCGACCGGGATTTCGTAGAGCCGCCGTTCGTGCAGGCCGATTAGGGCGAGGAGGAACGCGCGCGCTCGGCCGGTAGCGGCGAGGGCGTGCTGGACCTGGGCGTAGTAATGCGCCGGCACGGTTCGCGAGGGGTCCCCGTCCTCGTCCCCCCAGGGTTCGTAGCCGAAGTCGTCGGTTTTGATTTCGGCCAAAGCATCGCCGGCGAACCCGTCGACGTTCGCGATCACGAACCCGTCCGGCCTGGGCCGCCGGTAGAGCCTCGAGCTCCGCCGGTACTTCGCGCCGGCCGGGAGCAGCCCGCGTTCCTGGGCGAGCTCGAGGAGGTGCGCCGATAGCACGGGTTCGAGCTCACGGCCCAGCCTGAGCCGGAGCCGCTCGGGGGCGTCGGGGTCCGGAATGATCCGCCGCGCTTTCTCCTCCACGAGCACGCGCGCCGGCTTCCACCGGCTGATCCCGAGGAGCGCCGGCGCGTCCGAAGCGCCGAAGCCGGTCAGCCGACGTTCGTACCATTCGCGCGTCGGGCTCGAGGCGCGACGGGGAGCCCCCGGCTTTGTGCCGGCGGGAATGGGCTCCCCGTTACTTCGGCCGCCCAATATCGGCCGCGTTTGTTCGGTCATGCCTCCACGACCACGAGCTCGACCCGCCATTCCCCGCCGTCCTGGTAGTCGGCCCGGACGACGTCGAGCACGGCGTAGCCGGCGGCCTGGGCTAGCGTTCGAGCGCGGGCGATCGCCGCCGGCCGCTCGCGATCCACCGGAACCTCGAGCACGGCCGCGGGGATCGCGAATAGCTCGAACCTCGAGGCACCATCGTTCACGGTAGGAACATAGCGCGGCCGGCCGCGGTAGCCGCTGGGGTCCCGTACGTCCCGCACTTTGAGCCGGCGCGATTCGTACTTGCGGGCCCGGCTCATTCCCCCGCCTCCTCGGTGGCGGGCTGCTCGCGGTCGCGGTCGCGCCAGCGGTCGTAATCCGCAAGCCTTTTCGTCAGTCGGTCGTCAACATCGTCGTCAATCTCGAAGCCCATCTCATACAGCGCTTGCGTCACTTGCTCCCGCTCGTCGGCCCGTATCCGCGCCTCTATCTCGGCGGCGGCTTCGGCGGTGTCGGCTAGGACGCGGGCCGCATTGTTACGGGCCGACACAAGGTCGCCAAAGTGACCGCCAGCGCCTACGACACGTTCCAGCGCCTGGCGCAGCGCCAGCAGGCCGGTGGCGGCTTCGGCTTCGATGGCGTCCATAAGGTCCGGCCAGTGCGTCCGCAGGTAGGCAAGCCGGTCCTGTCGAGAGCCGATCCGGTCCCACTTGCCGCGCCAATCCTCTGTCGCGGGCTGCTTCGGTGTGGTCATTCCGCCTCCTCGGTGGCGGGCTGCTCGACCTCATCGGGTGCTGGTACCCCGCCGTCGTAGTGGCGATACCCGCGTGGTGTCAGTGCATCGGTGGCGGGCTGCTCGCGGAAAGCGGCGAGGATCACCCTAAGCCGTTCACGTTCCTCGGGGTGGCGCGGCCCAAAGCCGCCAAACATCGCCTTAGCGAGCCGTTGCTCCGCTTCTGGGCTGGCGAGCCAGTCGCCAACAGCGTGACCGATGCGGTCCTCGGCCTCATGCAGTTCGTCCAGCCGCCACTCGTGGGCCATTTCGATGCCCTTGTCGATACCCCGTTGCTCGATCCGCGCCTCTATCGCGGCGGCGGCTGGAGCGGTGTCGCGCAGCAGTTCGCGGTACTTGGCGCAGATAGGTACGAAGCACGTTTCCCATGTCACGTCGTGGCCGCTGGCGATGCCCTTGCCGTACTCGTGGCGCATCTTCGCGGCCTCGGTCAGCGCCTCGCGCAGCGCCAGCACGCCAGCGGCGGCTTCGGCTTCGACCCGCAGTAACGCCCGCGCCACGATTGCCGCGTCGTCGTCAGGATCAGCGTTCCGGTTGAGTATGGCTTCGGCGGCGTATCGCTCAGCAGGCCGCGCTGGCGCTGGCTGCTTCGGTGTAGTCATTCCGCCTCCTCGGTGGCGGGCTGCTCGCGGTAGTACGGGCACTCAGCGCCGAAGTCATGCCCAATACATTCATCGTCATGCCGTAGGCGGGCGGCGTAGTAGTCAAACTTCGCCCGTTCGTCGGCCCGTATCCGCGCCTCTATCTCGGCGGCGGCTGGGGCGGTGTCGGCATAGTCGGAGCGCAAGCGCTCGCAGTAAGGCGTGTGCGGGCCGCGTCGGTCGGTTGCGTCCCGGCACCAACACGGCTGTCCATCTTCGGCGGTCTGCCAACGGCTGCGTTCCAGCGCCTCGCGCAGCGCCAGCAGGCCAGCTTCGGCTTCGGCTTCGGCGGTCATTCGCCGGAGCTCCGGAGCGCGGCCTCGGCCTGGGCGAGCGTTACCCCGCGCGCCCTGAGCATTCGAGCCTCGGCTTCGCTGAAGCGGGGCGCCTGGGCCCGTTCCTGGGGCTCGAGCTCCTCCTCGGCCTGGGCGATCCGCGCGGCGACTTCGGCGAGGAGCTCACGCCCGCGCCGAGTGCGCGGCCATAGGTCCGGCATTCGTTCCTCCTTCGAATTCCTCGCCCCGTTAACCGTTCGGGGCCCGATGGGGCCGGATGGTACACCCCGGCCGGGGCCGTTTGTCCAGCCCTTACGCGAGCCGTTTGATTTTGAGGGTGGAGCCGGCCCGGACGATAACGGCCGTGCCGTTCGAAACCTGCTGGGCCCATTGGAGCCGGAACGTTCCGCCGGCCGATACCCACGAGCCTACGACGTAGACCGATAGGTTCCCGTTCTGAGTCCGGGCCGATAGGGGCTGGTTCTGCTGAACGCTTCCCGGGGTGACTTCGGCCACGCCCGTGCCGCTGTTGCCGGCGACCCGCATTAGGTAGCCGCGGAAGGTGTTGTCCTCGCCGAATGAGAATTTAAAGCTAGCCGAGCCGCCGGCGCCCTGCCCGTCCACGATGAGCCACGCTTCGAATTGATAGACGGCTGCGTTAGTCGCGGCGAATAGCAATTCGTCGTCGTTCTGGAGAGCCGTGGAGCTCGCCACGCTTTCGTCCGCGGCCTTAACGACCACGGTATCCCACGTTCCGCCGCCGCCGGCCCCGTGCGTATGATTTCCCGCAGCGGCGTCCGTCGCGCCCGTTCCTAGCGCCGGCATCCCGTGCTTGTGATCCCGCCGCGCGGCGAATGCCGCGGAGCCCGTCGCCGCCGCGTCGCTGAACGCCTGAGTAACCGGAGCCGTGGAGTCAAACGCGGCGATGGTGGAGTCCGAACGGATCACGGTCCCCGCGGCGCCGGCCGCGGCCGCCGTGCTCAGCGCGATTGCGGGAGTGGCGAAGCTGGGCGCCGGGTTCGCCGGCATCCCGTGAACGTGATCCCGGCGCGCGGCCCGGTCCGCGGATCCGGTAGCGGCCGCGTCGCTGAACGCCTGGGTGACCGGGGCGGTCGTGTCAAACGTCGCGAGAGTCGCATCGGAGCGGATCGGGGTCGTGGCGATCCCCGCGTTCGCGGCCGTCCCGTGGGCGATAGCTGGGGTCGCGTAGGCCGGCATACCGTGCTTGTGATCCCGCCGGGCCGCTTTCCCGGCTGATCCGGTAGCGGCCGAGTCGCCCATCGCCTGGGTAACGGGGGCCGTGGAGTCGAAAGCCGCAATAGTCGCGTCCGTCCGGATCGCCGTGGACGCGGCGCCGGCCGCGTCCGCCGTGCTGAGGGTTAGGGCTGGGGTCCCGAACGCCGAGCCCACCCCGTAGCCGGCCAATATCCCGAGGTACACGCGCGCGGTCGTGGCTCCGGTGGACGTGTCGGCCGAGTCCACGAACCGCCCGAACGCGCCCGAGCCGAGGGTCGCGCTCGAGGTCGTTTGCCCGTCGGTCGCCGCCGCGTACGCGTACTCGTCACGGGTGACCGCGCTCTCGATTAATACGGGGACCATGCCGGCTATCTGGACGGCGATTTCGTAACCGTCGGGACAGTCGGCCTCCACGAGCTCGCCGCTTCCGATGTAATAGCCCACGCACACCCCGGCTACGTGTTGGCTCGAGGTCGCGGCTACCTTTTCGATCTTCGGCGCGTTCGTGCTGCCGGTTAGCTGGACCACCGAATAGAGCTCGATATCGGCGCCGGTGCTGTTAAGCCCGCGGACGACGACCCTTTCCTCGCCATAGGTGGAGCCGTTCCCGCCGTTCTCGGGGCGGAGAACGCCCCGGACCCCGCGGAATAAGTCCAGCAGATACGCGTAGGCGCCCACGGTCTAACCCGTCCGGGCCCGGTAGCCCACGGGCCCCGAGCCGACTGCCGGCGCCTGGACGAGCTCGGCTTCGAGGAGCGTGGCGTCGACCGTGTATTCGCCGGCGCCCAGCATCGTGCCGCCCAGCCTGAGCTCGGGCGTGCCGTCGCCGTTCCATAGCGGGAGGCTGAACGTCCGGTTTGTGCCGTCTATGTCGCCGAACGCGGGGAGCCAGGGCGATAGCCCCGTGCCGGACGCGATAACGGCCAGCCCGGACACGATCGAGGAGGCGTTCGAGTCGTGGCCGGTGTTCCCGTAGCCCCAGGGCTTATTCCCGGCCGAATTACAGATAAGCAGCCCGCTAGAAATGCGCCAGCCTGGGGCGAGGATGAACCAGTTGTAGCCGGCGGTCACGTCCACGAGGAGCGAAGCCGGCACGAACACGTCGCCGCCCCCGTCGCCCACCCGTCCCACTTCGGTGTAATCCTCGAGCTCGGCGAAGTCGGCGCCGGAGGAGCTCGCGCCGGTGTGTATGCCGCAGGCCACCGTTTCGTCGCCCACGAGGAACCCGCCCGGGCTCGCCGTGTAGCCGGAGCCGCTCGCGAGGAACGCGGCGACGGTGAAGCGGACCCCGACGATATCGCCGGCGGATAGGTCGATGGTGAACCTATGCGCCACGGCTTCGGAGGCTAGGCCGGCCACGGCTCCGGTCCCGACCCCGCAGTCCGTGTACGGCCAGGGGACGTTATGGGCCGGGGTCCTGGACACCTTCCCGTCGACGGCCGCGGATATCGTCCCGATCGTGAACGCCGGGCTGATCGTGTACCAAAGCCCGGCCGCCGGTCCGAACGGGCCCCCGCCGAGCTCCTCCGTTAGCTGGTAACGGGTGAGGGCGACGGCCGCGTCGTCCTCCACGTTCGCGTCGTCGGCTCCTGAGTCGGGGGGCCGGCTATCGTGAAAGCTGGTGACTTTGTAATCGTCGGCGAATTCGAGCCGGAGCCGGTACCAATCCCGAACGACGCCGTGCTCGGCCGGCTGGAGCCGGGTTTCGCGGGTGATGATCCGGAGGTACGCGCCCGCGTCTAGGTCTAACCCGTCCACGGCTAGGTGCGGGATACGAACGTGGATCCGTTGGCCGCCGCGGATTTCGTTCACGAGCTCGGCCGGGAGGTCAACCTCGGCCGACTCGATTTTGCGCCGCTCCTGACTCGCCGCGGTTAGATATTGGGTTAGCTTCGCTGTTGCCTTCGCTGAGGATTTCACGGTCGAATCGTCTAGCGCGATCGTTCGCGGCCGGTAGTCCGTGGAGGTCGTCAGCCCGATATCGGAGTCCTCGAGGGTGACGGTTCCGCCCTGGTAGCGCATCCGGGCTTTCGAGTAGACGTCGCGCGGGTCTAGCTTTAACACCGGCTCGGCCGTAAACACGAGCGGCCAGCACGTCACGTAATCCACGTCGGCCGGGTCGCTCGAGAGCGTAAGCCCCGAGGTCAGGCTGGTTCCCGTCGCCCGGTCGTAATAGAGGAGGGCGTCCCCCGTCGTTAGGTACCGGTACACGAAATAGAGCTTTTGGCTTGACTCCCCGCAATCGGAGAGCACGCGCCGGACTTCCTGGCCGCGGTAATCCTCGGCGCCCATGTTGACGGTGTTCGTGTTCGGAACGACGCCGGCGGAAATGCCCACCGCGGCGAGCTCGGCGAGGAGTGCCGTTATCCGGGCGTAATCGGTTTCGGCCGGCCGGTTCCACGTGGAGCCCGTGAGGAGCACGCCGTCGAGCAGGCTGTTTAGATCCCAAAGTGTCACGTCCCACGTTCGCTGGAGCTCCTGCCGCTCGCCCTCGCCGCGGCCCAGCCCGCGCGCCCCGGTCATGCCGGTGAAGAGCCGAACGTGAGTCGCCCGGCTATCTTCGGCCGTTACGTCCTTTAGGGCCGGGATCATCGCCGCCGCGTGATCCACGAGGTCGAACCCGCCCTGGCCGATTTCTCCGCCCTGGGCCATTTCCACGAACACGATCGACTCCTCGCGAACGTTCGCGATAGCCGAGCCGTCGACTTCGATTGCGATTCGGTCCGGCATTTACTCCACCCGGGGCCGGCTCGTGATCCGGTAATTCTGGCTGGTATCGGCCACGGTCCGGCCGCTGATAACGGTTTTCGCGTTCACGCTCACGGGGACGTTGATTGTCGGGCTCCAATCTTTCCGGAGGAGCCCCGAGGTGTTCGTCGCCGTAGTACGGGCCTGGTTCTGAAGTGTCCGGAGCTCGTCCACGCTGATCCCGAGGGCGTCGGCGATCGCCTGTTCGTCGTAATGATTAGAGCGGAGGAGCCGGCGAACCTCGCCGTTCGTGATCCCGAGCTCCTGGGCAAGCGCCGAGCGGTATGAGCTCCGGAGAGTGCGGAGCTCGCCCACGGTCAGCCCTAATTCGTGGGCGATCGCGTGCCGTAGCTGGTCCTGCTTTACGCCCTGGGCGAGGAGTGCTGAGCGGGCCCCGCCCCATGTCGCGACGAATTGGGCCGTTAGATCGTTCCCGAGCTTCGGGATCGCGCCGGCGGCCTGCTTGAGGGTGTTAGCGGCCAGCTGATTGATTCGGTTTAGCTCGTCCACGCCCTCGGCGGTCTTTTCGGTGCTTTGGGCGACGGCGCCCCATTCGCTGTTGCGATAAGTGCCGGTGGGTCCGGCCGGCGAGCTCGAGGGGAGCGGGAGCCCTGTTTGCGGGTCCAGCCCGTTAGCGCGCCGGTATGCCCCGATATCGCCGAGCCCGGCCCCGCCCATCCCGGGGATACCCGAGAGAAATAACGACGCGCCTGATCCGGCCGGCGCCGGCTTCGTCCCGAAAGCCTGGGTGATTAGCGTCCCGAGCGTGTCGGCTACGGGCTTGAAGATTAAGTACGCGGTCGCCACGGTAAACACCGCGCCCAGGGCCGATTTAACGGCGCCGGCGATCCCTGAGCCCTCGGCCGCGGCCGCCCCTGCCACCCCGGGCCCGCCGAGTGTCGCGTTCGCCGCGTTAATGTTGACCTGGGCCGCGGTTATCCCGAGGATGCCCTTAATTAGCCCCTTCGAGAGCTCGCCCACGATCCCGCCGAGAGCTCCGCCCGTTAGCTTATTGAGCCCCCACCCGGTTAGGACGGCCGTTTGTACCCACGCCGGTAGCCCCGTAAATAGGTCGAGCGCCGCTTTCGCCCCCTGTCCGGCTAGTTTCATGGCGTCGCCGATCGCGCCCCACGGCAGCTTTTCGGCCGCGTCTAGGGCCTTTTGTAGAGCATCGGCGAGGGTCCGGCCGAAGTCCTCCACTTTTGCGAGGAACCCGGGGTCGGCCATTTTGCCTTTGAGGAGCTCGGCCACTTTTTCGATTACGGGGAGGAACCCCACGGCCAGCGCGCGCTCCACGTCCTCGAACGTGTCTTTGAGCGTGGAGAGCGCCCGCTGGTACGGGCCCTGGGTAGCTGCCGCCGCGCCCTTCGTCGTTTCGGCCAGCCGATCGAGGAGGAATTTCTGAGCGCCGGCCGCGTCCCCTGTTGCGACTAGAGCCTTCAGGGTTTTCTGCTGCTCGGCCGTTAGCACGACGCCGGCTTTGGCGAGCTTCCCGGCTGCCTTCTCCGGATCGGCTAGGGCTTTCGCTAGTAGCTGGGCCGCGGAGTCCACGTCGCCGGTTTTCGCGGCTAGGTCGGTCATAACCTCCATCGCCGGCCGGATATTCTCGGGCGTGACTTTTCCGAACCGAATGAGGGTCGCGGTCGCCCGGGTGATGTCTTTGTCATCGAACGCGGCGCCCACCGCGCTCTCGATCTGATTAGCCCATTGCGCGACTTCAGCGCCCGTTACTTTCCCGGTTAGCCCTAGCTGGTCAATCGCCCCGTCGACGCTGGTGACCGCGCTCTCGAGGGTCGCGAGGCTATCGAGCCCCTGTTTCACGCCGAGGGCGATCGCTCCGCCGGCGGCCACGATCCCGATCCCGATTGTCCGGCCGGCCGTTTTCAGTCCGGTCGAAACGTGCGCGCCTATTCGATTGATCCGGCTCTCGAGCGTGTCCACGCTAGCCGTAGCCCCGGCGACCCCTTTCTTTAGGTCGTCCCGGAGCTCGAGGCTCGCGATTAGTCGCGCGGTATCGGCGATTGCCACCCGGCTAGGTCCTCCCCGCTAGTTTGTCGCGCATTTCCCGGAGCTTCGCGAAGCGGGCGTCCTCCCCTTCGCCCTGGGCCCTGAGCCTACGGCCGACCGTTTCGTCGGCTAATAGCTGGAGCCGCCACTTCGCGGTTATTGCGTCCGAACGGTGACGGCCGTCGGGATATGCCCGGTCGAGGATCGCGTAGACGGCTTCCGGCTCGCCCCATTCGTGGGGTTCGGAGATATCGAGCCAGCCGTCTGCCCAGCCTCGGATAACTCGGAGCCCCTCCGGACTAAAGGGCCGAGTACGGCCTCGGCGTACAGGTTGTCGGCTACTTCGGCGATCTCCTGGGCTACGTCGGCCGTGTCCGGGCCGAGGAGGAACACGTCGACCGCGTCGGGCGTGAGCTCGATCGGTTCGCCCTTCGGGTACTTCGGCGAGGGCCTCGAGGTTAGGGTCCACGAGGCGAGGCAATAGCGGACGTACGCCTCGGAGAGCTCGGCGAGTACCTCCGAAACGCGCGCCCCCGGCCGTTCGGTTTTGAGCCATTGCATCGACTTCGTGACCTGGGTTAGCTGACGGAACCCGAGGCGCGCCGGCAGAACGAACACCTCGCCGCCGTCGGGGTGGACGTTCCCGCCCGGACATATGCACCGGCTCCGGATCTCCACGTCCGCCGGCGCGATCGCCTGGGCCTCGAGCTCCTCGCCCTGGGCCCCGGTCATATCTCGGCCTGGGTGTTTACGACGTCGGCCGTGAACACCCCCTCGAGGTCGTCGGGATCGTAGAAAGCGCGGCCCATTAGCGTGACCGTGCTGTTTCCGCCCTGGGCCCCATCGGTCCGCGTCCGATAGCGGAGGGGCATCACGAGGTCCACGGAATACGGAACGTCGGGGGTCGTGCTCGCGAGCTCGGTGCTGGTCCCCTTGATCTCGGCGTAGCGGTTGACCGCCGTGTCGCTCATCCACGCGTCCGACTCGGAGCCGATCCCGACGATATCGGACGTTTTCGCGAACACGGCCGAGAGCTCGATCACGCGCCGGGTTCGGCCGTAGTCGCTGAGGTCGAACGATTGGGTCGCCTGGGCGAACCGCTTCTGATCGGTGTCGACCGTTACCCGGAGCGTGAGGCTGTGAAGGGCGTCGGTCACGAGCCCGGCCGAGAGCCCGGCCGTGCTGCTCGCGAGATAGAGCCCCGTATCTTTGAGGTACCAAACGACGCCGTTCGGATCGACGTCTAGGTCGGCCGTCGGCACGCTGGGCGAGTCCGGCATATCGGTGGAGCCGGAGGAGCCGAGCGAACCAAAGCGCCATTGCATCGCCGCCGTGAACGGGCCCAGCCCTTCGGGGCCGGCGAGCTCGAGGCTCTCGAGAATGCCGTCGCCGTACTGAAACCAATCCGACTCGACGTCGTCGCCGAATTCGTACGTGAAAACGTCGATATCGTCCACGGTCACGCTCGCCGGGCCCCAATGCCACGCGACTGACGTGCCGCCTACTTCGGGCGTCCCGGTTTCGGCTCCGCCGAATATGCCGGCGAACATGGCCGGCAGGCTGTTGTATTCCACGGCCGGGTCGTTAAGTGGGGCCGTGAGGTTCGGAGCGCCGCGCGTCGGGGCGGCTACCTCGTCAATCGAGCCGACTTCGATATCCCGGTCGGTCCACGCGAGGTCCGGATCGGGGACCCCCGTCCACGGGTAGGCTTTGACGGCGGCCACGGGCGTCCCGAACGCCGATTGCCGCCCTAGCTGGTGCTTTCGATACTTGACGTAACCCTGGGCCGGTGACATTTCCGCTGTTCCTCCTCGAAGCTGCACGCCGTACAGTCCCGGCGCCGGACGTGGTGGGCCGGCCGGCCCTGGGCTTTAGCTAAGGGCGAGCCCCTCGAGCGCGAAGATCGTCGCGTAGTAAGTGCGCCGAACGTCCGGCGGTATCCAATCCGGCACGAAATTGGGGTCGTCGGTCGTTTCCACTATCGAAAGCGTGCCGTTCCCGCCGGCCGCGTGGGGGTTATCGGCCACGAACGCGAGGAACGCGTCCACGAACCGGTCCCCGTGCTCCACCGCATCGGCCGAGTCGAACACGGCGTGGACGAACACGAGGTCGACCACGGGGTGACGTTGCATCCTGGCCGGGCCCCAGGGGTCTATCCGCTCGCGTATTCGGTTCACGAATGCCGTCGGCGGGTACAGGCTCGCCGGCCGGCCCGGGTAGACCTGGAGCTTGCGGAGGCTATCGCCCCATATCTCCGGGTCGCTGTTCGAGTCGGCGAAACTTTGGGCGAGGTCGACCGCGGCCTGCCGCATAGCGGTCCGGAACGCGATCCGCTCGAGGGTTGGCATCTAAGCCGCCTCGTTCCAATTCGTGATAACCCGGTCGGCCATCTTCGTATCCTCGAGCGCGGTCCTCGCCGCGCGGCCCCTGAAGTGCCGGCCGCGCATTCCGGGGTGCTGGGCCCTGGGCCGGAACGTGGGCGAGCCGGCCGAGCCCCATCGGAGCACGGCGCCGGCTTTCGGTTCGATCGGGTACGCCCTGGGGATGCCGCTATCCAGAATGTCTACGACGGGCGAGCCGACCACTTTGTAGAGCTCGCCGGCCGGCTCTAAGTGGAGGCTGTCCTGGGTAGCCCCTGAGCGCCGCGGTATCTGGCCGCGGAGGGCGCGGATCGCCTCCTCGCCCCAATCTCGGCCGATACCCTCGCCGGCGCGCCCGACGGCCTCGAGCCGCCGTTTGAGCTCGGGGGCGCCGAGGAGCTTCGAAACGGCCACGGGTTTAGCTTTGCCCTTCCTTCGGTTCCTGGCCGGCCTGGGCCTCGGGCTTCGAGCTCGAGGGCTTCGAGCTCTTACGGGCCCGCTTCGGCTTCCCCTCGCGCTCCGCCTCCCGCTTCGCGATCGCCTGGAGTAGTTTCTCGCTCATCCGATCTGAAACCTCCGCCGCTTTCCCTGGAGCAGGCTTTGATAGCCCGGGTCGCTTTCTACGTCCTGGTGGCTCGGCCCACCGATCCCGATTGTCGGGGCGTTCGGCCGCATTAGGATCGCCGCCCGAAGTGCCGCGTTGTGTAGCTTTTCGTCGGGAACGTCCACGCCCTCGTCCCACGCGCCCCGGCTCTGTTTCGCCTGGGCTATGCCGGCATCGAGTAGCCCGCCGAGGTGCTCGTCAAAGTCCCCGCTGGTCACGTCCAGCAGGGCTTTGAGCTCCTCGAGTGTCGGCCAATCGACCACGGCTGCCGGCTAGCTGAGGAGGAGCCGGATATATCCGGATTTCGTGGCGCCGCCGCCGGTGATCGCGATCGCGAGCCGGCCGAACACGCCGGGGCTCGTGAAGTCGTCGCCCGTTGTGCCGTCGCTCGGATCCGTCGTTGCGACCTGGGGGTAATAGACGGCGTCCGCGGCGATCCCGGCGACGGTTAGCAGGTTCGTTCCGAACGGTTCGTCGCTGATCGCGAGATCGGGCGTGCTGAGGTCCCCGATCTCGACCTGGACTGCTTCGAGCTTGCCCCGGTGGGCTATCTCGGCCGAGAAAGCGCCGCCCGCGCTCGTCACGACCCGGACTGTTCGCATTCTGAGCGCCATCGGTTTCTGTTCCTCCTGGGCTTAAGAGAAGCGCCGGCCCCGTTGCCTGGGGCCCGGGAGCCGGCGCGTTTCGGGATAGCTGGGCTAGCCGTCCGGCTAGGAGATGTCGTACTTCGTGAACGCGAGCGGGTACATCGGGGCAAACCAGAGGATGCCCACGAGCGCCACGTCGCGGCCGGCGCGGGCCGGCACGTCAACCTGGAGCGTGAACGTCCCGTCCTCCGCCCACGCGAACCCCGAGGAGGGGCCGGCGATCGCATCGACGCCGGCTACGTTGTCCAGCGCCGGGACCCATACGGGGCGCATCCCCGAAATGGTCCCGCCTGGGCCGTCGCCGGCCGTGAACGCGGCGTCCAGGTTCGAGTAGAGCGGCTGGTTCGTCCCGTTCGCCTTCGCGTCGATAAATTTCGAAACGCCGTGGCTCGAGAGCCAAAGCCGGTCGGGGCGCCGCTTTCGGTTCGCCATGCTGTTCTCCCACGCTGTCCCGAACGAGACGTCCTCGGGGTCCAGCGTGCCGCCATCGCTCACGCCCTCGTCTAGCAGGGCCTCGACCGCCTCCTGATCGGAGTCGGCCGCGTACGCCTCGGCTAGTAATTCGAGGTACAGGCTGAGGAACGACGGCGAGCTCCGCTTGAGTAGCTGGAGCGAAATGTCGCCGGCGCCGCCCTTCGTGACCGCGGAATAGTCCACGGTATCGATCGCCGTGGGCGTGCTCGTGAGCTCGTCCTTCTCGGCTACCTGAACGCCCACCGTCGGCCGCGTGACGATCTTCGGGACCGTCATCGTCATGCCGGTTGCGGGGGTTTCCATTTTCCGGGTCGTTTCGAGGAACGGCCGGGACTCCTCGATCGGGCCGATGATTTCGGACGAAATGGCATCGGGGACGACCCCGACGTTATCCGCCACGATTAGGTCGGCGAGGTCGCGCATCTGATATTCCGGGAGGCGATCGCCGGAAAGCATCTTCAGGACGCCTTCCATCCATTGACCCTTCGTGATCTTCCCGGCCTTCGCGCCCTGGAGCGCGCCGGCGCCGGGGATCGCGAATTGTCCGCGCGAACGTTCCTGGATTTCCTCGATGCTCGAGTGCATCGCGTCCAGCCGCGCCATGATCGCGGAGTTAATGACGTCCGCCTGGGGCTGGGCCGCGGGCTCCGCGGCCGGTGTGTTCGCCGTGTCGCCCACGGGTATCTCCTTCGGTTTCTCGGGCTCCGCGCGCACTTCGAGCACGGCCGTCTGCGCGTAATACGGCTTCCACGTTAGGGCGACGGCCCGGAGCGCCATTTTGCTAATGGCGATCACGCGCCGCCCGGCTCGTGTTTCGAAATTCGCCCGCGTACTTCGCGGGTCATATTCGACCGACGTGTAACGGGTCACCCCGTCTTTCGCGAGCGTGAGAGCTTCATCGCCCCGGGCCGTTTTCGAAGCCCTGAGAACCATGTAAGCCCCGTCCTCGCGCTCCTCGATTGCGGCGCCCATGCCGCGGCCGGCGGGGTCCCCCTCGTGGCCGAGGCGAAGAACGACCGACTTCGGGTCCACGCCCTGAAATGCGCCGGGGAGGATTTCCTCCACGCCGGCGGGAGTGTCGGCCTGATCGCCCCAACGGGCGAGCCGCACGAATATTTCCCGTTTGTCCAGATCGCGAACCTCGAGCTCACTCTCGCCGAGCTCGATCGCGTTCGCCTGGGCCGCGGCCGGCACGAGCTCGGCTAGGGGTACCCCCTGGGGCTCGGCTGGGGTTTCGGGCGTTTCAGGTTCCATTCGTAAGCCTCGCGATTAGCTCGGCCTTCGAACCGTGAGAGCTCCGGCCCCGGTCGCGGGCGATCGCGCGAAGCTGGTCGCGCGTGTAGCCGCTGAGGTTCGGAGCGGGAGCGGCGCGCCGGCGGGTTCCGCGGTTTAAGCGGAGGTCCACGATCTTTGGCGCCGGGATAACTGCCACGGGCGAAGCCTCGAGCTATGCGCTCTGGGCTCTTGCGCCGGGCCTCGGCCGGTCCTGGCCCTCGAGGGGCTCCGCCGGCTAGTTATCTAATTGCGGGGAGTGTACGACCCCGATGCAATACCCCGCCGGCCGATTACGCGGCCGCGGCCTCCGAGCTCGTCATGGCCTTACACCGGGGACATTGCACCTCGAACGGGGCGACGAACCGCCCGAGGAGCCGGCCGCATTCCACCAGCCGGGCCTGCCGGACGACCTGGGCCCGGCATCGAACCTCCTCGGCCTGGGCGTCGGGGAGGGCCCGGCCCTCGAGCGGGACGGCCGCCGGCATAGCTGAGGGGGGCGCCGGCGGGACGGCCGCGGTTTCGACGTCGCCCGGGGCGTAGCCCTCCTCGGCCTGGGCCTGTTCCGCGTCGTAGATCCCGGTTTCGATCGCGATTTTGTGAACGTCAAAGCGGGTCCGGATATCGGCCCGGTTCAGGGCTTTGACGTTAAAGCGGGTGGTCTGCCGGCGGGGGAGCCAATCGCCGAGCTCCTGTTCGATCGTTTCGAGGTAATCGGGGAGGAGGCACACCCGGACGAACTTATCGAATTCCTGGCCGACGTTCTGATACGTGAGCGAAGACCCCGGCTCCGCGTGATCTAACAGGCTGGCCGGTATCCCGAACATTCGCGCGCTTTCGCCGATCTGCATATTCCGGGCGTCCTGCATCGTGGCCGAGGTCGTGTTGTATTGGCCCTCGGTCACGTCCTCCACGGTGGGCCCGACGACGCGCGGGAGGTTGTGCGGAACGTTCATCCATTGGGCCGCCATTCGCTCGGCTTCGGTTAGCCCGTCGGGGTCGTCGGGGTCCTCGCCGAGCGGAACGGCCGAGCGGATCAGGGTGCTCGGAGCTCCGCCGCCGGCGAAGAAATTGGCCGCCCATTCCTGGGCCTCCACCGCCACGGACACGGCCGCGCCACAAGCCTGGAGCGGGCCCATGCCGCGGAGGTCGTCGTCGGCTTTCGTGAGATATACGGGCTTAAAGTCGGCCGGGTTCATTACCTGGCCGCGCCACGTGATCTTCGGGAACCGCGGGTCGCTGGGGTTCTCCTCGACTTTGACTTCGCGCGCCGGCACCGGGACTATCGAAAGCGCGGCCCGCGTGAACGGGTCCCGGACGGCCGCCCAGAGCCAATGCTCGCCCGTGCTCGCCATACCCCAAACGGTCCGGCGCAGGAATTCGCGCATCGTGAGAAACGGGTCGGGCCGGATGATTACCCGGGGCCGTTCGTCGTTCGGGAGCTTCGCCGAGTCCTGGTAGCCCTCGAGCGTGAGCGTGCCGGCCGTGTTCGAGATAAACGTGACGGCCCGGAATATCGCCGGCACGCCCAGCGCGGTCCGGATCGACACGGCGCGCCACGGCCGAACGGCCGGCCGCGCGCGGAGCGCGGCGATCTGAGCGTCTAGCGGGGGGTATTGCGTGTAATCGAGAGAGCGGGTCACGAGCTCGAGGCTCGCCGCCGCGGATTGTGCGGCGATTAGAGCCGATTGTGCGTCGATCACCCGCCGATACCCTCCACGCGTGCCGCCGCCCCCATCGCGCGGAGTATACGGGTGCCGTCTATCGGGTACGCGGCCGCCCTGACGCGGGCGAGCTCGCGAGCCAAACGGCCCGGATTGCGGCGAGGAGCGCCGGGATCGGCCGGTCGACGTCGGCTTTGACTGCTATCCATGCGCCCTCCTCGCCGGTGGCTTTCCTGGCCGCCCACGCGAGGTCGCCGGCGATATCGTCGCCCACGTCCCACGCGAGCCGGCCCGACTCCACGAGCCGGACGAATAATTCGCAAGCGTTCGCGAATTCCCGGCCGGTAATCGCTCGGGCCCGCTTTCTTTTCGCTCGGCCGTCTATTTCCTGGGCTAGAGCTCGGTCGGTTAGATCATCGAAGCCCACCGCGGTCACGCCGGCCCGGAGGCTCACGGGCCGGAGGTCCCGGCCCAGGGCGATATCGTCTATCGGCTCGCCGGTCACGCTCGCCACTTCGCGCAGGGCGATCTTCCCGGAGCTCTGGCGCCACGCGAGGGCCGCCGCCGCTCGAGTCCCGGCCGCGTCCAGACTGACGGCCATCGCCGGGAGGCTGGGCCGCGCGGGGAGCTCCACCCGGCACGCCTCGAATTGGGCCGCGTTCACGAATTTCGGCTGCATACTCGGGACCCACCGGCATAGGTGCTCCGTTTCGAACACGGCCCGCGGGAGGCTATCGAAATAGTCCTCGAGGGTTTCGAGCAGGATCGTTCGGCCGAGGGCTGGGTTCGCCTCGGCCCAGCCCGCGCGATCCCCGTCCGCCCGGTCCTTTCCCGCGGACCACTCGAGGTATGCGAGCCGGGGCGATAGCTGGCCGAGCCCGCGCCGGCGGAGGTCATTTAGGACGACCGACTCGCCCGAGCCCGCGTTCGATAGGTAGATCGTCTGCGGGTTCGCGCTCGCGGTCATAGTCGGCCGGATCGCGCCGATGAGCTCGAAGTCCTGGGCCTCCCGGAGCTCGTCCAGAATGACGTCGTCTATCGAATAGCCGCGGGCTGGGGCTTTCCCGACTTTGGGCGCCACCAGCGTGTACCGGGCCCCGTTCCGGAGCCTGAGTACCTCCTGACCGTTAGCGAGCCGTATCTCCACGGTTTCGGGCCGGCCCGCGTATTCCTGGGCGAGCCGGACGAACACCTCGCGCGGGAGGGTTCGGTTTTGGGCTGTGTGCAATATGCGCCGGCCCATTTTGAGCCGGGCCCGGATCAGCGGGAGTAGCTCCTCGGTTTTCCCGTTCTGCCTGGACATAACCAGGGCGACTTCGCGGTATTGCCAAAGCCCATCGGGGCGGATCGCCTGAAGGTAGCGCGCGGCTAGCCGCTGGTGGGGCATTAGCTCGATCCCGAGCTCCTTCGCCGCGGCCGTGTAATCGCGAATCCTCGAGCGCGCCGGCACCGGCGGGGCGAACATCGGGGCGACACGGCCGAGGAGCGCCCGCGGCCTGGGGATCGCGACGGCCATTAGGCCGCTCGGGTTTCGGGTTCGCTCGAGATATCGGCCGGCGGCCTGGACGTGCTCCCGGTGGGCGGGGTCGTCCGGTAGCTGGCTGGCTCCCGCCGGCCGGCCATGAGTGTAAGCCGCCGGCCGGACGTGCCGGGGCCCGCTGCACACCCGAGGGGCAGATATCGGAGGAGCTCGGCGAGCTTTGAGGCGCCGGAGGAGGTCCGCATGGCCGCGGAACGCCGGCGCCCAGCGCGAGGATAAGTCACCCGGCGGCTCGGCGGGAGCCTCGGCGCGTGTAATCGCCGGCGATCGTGGGGCCCTGGGGCCGGCCTGAGTCCGGCGGGGGGGAGAGAGCGGCGA